TGTTTGGAACCCTCAATTATCCAGCCGCAATTTTGATAACCGCAATGCTCGGCTATGACACAGCCGCGACAATAATAGGTGATATTGCGCCGACTTACTTTGTAGCAAACTCAGCGCTTGTTGCAGCCTATTTTGGGGCTAACGCATACGCTGAAAAAAACATGGATAGAAAATAATGCTTGGTATTTTAACGGCTATTCTGGGCAATGCTAGCGTTGTCAAAAAAGGCATGGAATTGATAGATGATGTTCACACATCTGACGTTGAAATGGAGCGTGCAAAAGCGCAATCAAAAATAGACATTATGAAATCTTACGCCCCGTTCAAGGTGGCACAGAGATACTTGGCTCTGATGTTTACAGCGACATTTCTAGCATCATTTTTCTTAGTGCTTGTCCTGACGTTAATGGGAAAAGCAAACATCCCACAAATCAAACAAGTGGTAGATGACTTTTATATTGGTGAGGCCATGCTGACCATTTTGGCATTTTACTTTGGCGGCGGGATGTTAGAGGGCGTGGTCGGCAAAGTGAAGGAGCAGAAGAAATGAAACTCTCTGCAAATTTCACGCTTGATGAGCTATTAAAAAGCCAGACAGCCGAGCGCCGGGGCATCCCTAATAATCCAGACCCCGACCAGATAGAAGCGTTAGAAAAGCTGTGTGAGAATATACTCCAACCTGTCCGGGATGTGCATGGGCCATTTATGGTTTCATCAGGTTTTCGCAGTCCAGAATTATGCGTTGCTATCGGCTCTAAAATTACCTCACAGCATTGTTGCACAGGCGGCAAACACGCTGCCGCAGATTTTGAAGTGCCGGGCATAGACAATTATGATTTGTGTTTATGGATCGAAAAAAACCTGCCTTTCGACCAGCTTATTTTAGAGTGCTATCAGGGCAACAATACAGGCTGGGTGCATTGCTCCTATGCTGATGCGGGCCGCAAAGAAACGCTGACCTACAGCAAGGCTAAAGGCTACCGCAAGGGGCTGTTGAAAGATGGCTAGAGCGAAGCCCGCAAAGGGCAAAGCAAAGGTCAAAATCACAGCTACTGGAAAGCGGGTTAGCTACGGTCAAGCTGGTAAGGCCAAGGGTTGCGGCGCAAGGGTGCGACCCGGCACATCAAAGGGTGATAGCTACTGCGCTAGAAGCGCCGGGCAGATGAAGAAGAATCCTAAAGCAGCAAAGAATCCAAACAGCCCGTTGCGGCTATCGCGGAAGCGGTGGAAGTGCAGCGGCGCTAAATCAAGGCGAACAGCATAAGGAGATAGCTATGCCAATGGGTAAAGGAACGTATGGAACAAAGGTGGGTCGTCCTGCAAAAAAGAAGCCTGTAAAAGTCTCAGCTAAAAAAAAGCCAAGAGGCCGGATGGGTGGACGTAGTTTGAGAGGAGTGTAATTATGAAGCGACCCGGATTATATGCCAATATTGCAAAGAAACGCGCCCGTATTAAGTCGCAAAAAGCGGCTGGTAAGAAGCCTGAACGGATGCGTAAGCCCGGCACAAAAGGCGCTCCGACAGCCGCATCATTTAGGGCCGCAGCTAAAACTGCCCGTAAGCCTAGACGGGCCTAGACTGTTTCTATTTTAGAAACAATAAAAAATGAAAAACCACTACAAAATCACTACAGCTTCTGGCTACCATGTGGTCCCACTCACGACCAAAATACACCATAAACTGCGGAAAAGTACCCTCTAAAACCGCTTAAATCCGCCCTTTCACGGCGGCAACACCGGTTCAAATCCGGTACGGGATGCCAACCAATTTAGTTAATATATTCATACACTTAACAAGCCCTCAGCCTCTGGTTGGGGGCTGTTTTTTTGTGCCTTTTTCCAAAATCACTACAAAATCACTACAAGTTTTTGTGGCATAGATGACATTTTATGTTATAATGGGTTACATAAGATGACATTTTAATTCTGTTATGGAATGAATAGGGAGCAAAAAAATGGCTGCAAAGAAAATAATCTTACCGATTTCGCGTATTAAAAAGCATCAAATGAAGGCAGGTGTTTTCTATAAAGTAGATATGCGCCCAATTATCAACAACCCGGCATATGGTAAATTCAAAACATTCGATGATGCACTGGTTGCAATGCAAAAATTAAATGAAAGTTTTAACGGCGAAAAATTGATTGCTGAGGATGTTAAAGAAGGCAAAATTTTTACAGTGTCAGATGCGATTGACGATTATTTAGCAAATCAAGAACTGCTAATGACAACCGCATATCATAACGAGCAGACATTTAATTTAAAGTTGATGAAGGCAATTAAATATGATGGCATGCAAATACAAAAACATCAGATCGAAAATCTAGGCGCGAAGTCTCACCGCGCAAAATTGCGAACCTGCCTTCAGCTAGAAATACAAAACGAAGGCCAGAGCCACGACACTATGTCAAAACGTCGCAAGCATTGGCAGAAGTTTTTTAGCTATGCAGTTGGCAGGGGCTGGCTTGATGCAAATCCTATCGCAGATTTAAAACTGCCAGAAAAAGATGCGGTCGATTGCAGAGCGCCAAAGGTACAAAAAGATTTTATAAGCTGGTTGCAAACTGACGGTCTTGATGCCTACAGCGCCGCATATATAAGTGCCGCTGAAAAGGTGCTTGCCGCTGGACGCAAGAAATATAAGAAACGTAACAAACTGACCATCCCACCACAACGGCTTGAGCTAATGATGTTAGTGGCAATGACCACAGGCATCCGGCAGGGTGAGCTAAGAGGCATTAGGCGCTGTGACTATTCATCCAACAGGCAAATTATTACAACGCGCCAATCTGTAAAACATCAAACAAAAAATGTTGGTAAAATCAAAACTTCTCAAGGTCAAAACAGACGTATTGAGGTGCCAGCGGAAGTTTGTGCTATGCTGGATAGCTACCTTGCCACAAGCAAATTTCAAGAACCGACTGATTTGATTTTTCCGTCATCGGTTGGAACGCCACTGCGAAAAAATGATTTTAGTAATATCTGCAAGCCAATCCGAAAGGCTTGTCCGTTTTTAGATGAAGACACTGGCGAGGTATTGCATTTTGTCTGGGGTGATTTGCGCCATGCTTTTGCCAGTAACTTGATTGACCGGCTTGGGGCTAATTGGGCGGAAGTTGCTGAAAGCATGGGCCACACAAACGCCGACTTTACACGCAAGCAATACGGTCATTACATTGAAGATGAGGAGAAGAGCCAGCGCAAGCGCGAGGCGGCTGGCGGCATATTGGTTAAAAAAAAGAGGCGCTTATAGCGCCCCTCTAATCCTCTCTAAAAGTTTCTGCCAAAATGATTTCGGAGCCTTCCGATTATCCCAGTAAGCTCTTAGCCGTTTTGAGTGCGCGGCCTTTTGCTCCGTTGTCCAAGGCTTTCTTGGTTTTCGCATTTTGTCTCTCCTAATTTATCAATTTCAGATTTCGGAATGTAGTAGCGTGATCCATCCATCACGGCATTAAACACGCCTGACTTTATCCAGCGTCTAACCCTCTTACGGCTGGCCTCATTATAGCCTTCAGCAAACAGAGCATCACAAGCCTCTTTCAGCGTGTATAGAAGCTGATTACTGCTCATATGGCGGCTCACTTATCGGCGCAGGCGGCGCTGGCGCAATGGGTGCAGGTGCAGCAGGCGCGGCTGGTGGCGGGCTAACAGAGGCTGGCCCAGCGCCATCATTGATAAACAGCGTAGAGCTACAGACCTTGTGATATGTATCACCGATTTTTACCTGCAATTCCAGCGAGGGCTGCTTTTTCCAATCGTCTTTATTGGTGTTGTAATAATTATCAAGCTGTGCTTTTAGCTCCGGGTCTTGAACATTAAACCAAAGCGAAATGCTTAGATTTTCATCAACGCGGATTTCACGTTGTAGCCGTTCAGCTTTTACGGTTGCTTTATACTCAGGTCTTGCCATTTCTTATATCCTCTTCATGTTGTTTCCAAACGGCGTAAAATCGGTTGTATTGTGCAGGCTGTTCTTTATGCATCTGCATAAGCTCTGGGTTTATTTCACTGACCCAAGCATTAAGGCTGACCAGTGATTTAAACGTCCTGCATTTTGCTTCTAAATCTGACGTATCAAGTGGCTTTGTGTTGCTATTATCCTGCAACGAGCCGTTGATTTGTCCGTCATCATCATCATCAAAATCTATTTCTTGGATGCCAGCGGCAAGCCCAAGCGCTGCCATAAGGGCATAACGCCGGGCATAGCTAATAGCTGACCCAAGTTTCTGGTTGTTGGTCATATCATCGACAGCAATCGGATAGCGCCCAACCTTCTCATCACCGCTTACATGCATGATGTAGGTCTTTAGGTGCATCCCTATGCCCTCTTCATAATCAACCAACTGGCTGAATGAAAGGCCGTGCTGGGCCGCTTCTTTCACTTTGGTCATAACTGACCCAACAGATGCGTACTGGCTTCTGTTGCCCTTTTTATCTAATTCTAGCCCGGTCTGCGCGGCTTGGAATGTAGCAAGAGCTTTTGCTAATTCATTCATTGTCACCTTCCACTCTTTTCGTGTTAAATATGCCCTTGTGGGCTGGGTTATTCTTCATCCATAGCCGCGCATAATACGGCTTGTGATGGTCGTTTAATTTGACAGCTTCCCCGTCCGGGCGTGCATCAATGATTGCAACTGATGTCTCCCACCGGATGCGCTCCATAATCATCTGGCTTCCAATGCGCTCATAGCCGCGCTCTATGGCTTGCTTTGTGAAGCGATCCCAAAGCTGATACACAATGGGGTTTTGCTTATGAAACGCCATAAACTTAGCTTCACGCTCGTTGCGCGGCACCTCTAGCGCATCAAATAGGTTGCGTTGCTGTTCCATTAGAAATGTCCCGGCACAGCGGCATAGAGCAGGCTAATCATGGCCCAGAGCCAAAAGGTCGTGAACAATGCGCCACAGCTATATTTCAGCACCTGCATTGCAGTCCTGTATCTGCGCCAGCTGCGCTGAATATCGTTGACCTGATGGAAATGTAAGTTGATATATTTGTCTTTTATCATTTGAACCCCCATAGCGTTTTGGCTTCATCAACAAGGCTGGGTTTCATATCCCATGCCCACATATGCTTAAAATCTGGCTCAACGAGGCGAAGCATATCCTCGACTGAACCAGTGCTTTTGAGTAAATTTTCGCGGATGGCGCATTTTGCAATGATGTGCTTCAGCGCTGACTGCAAACCTTGCTCAGTCAGCCTCTCGCAGTTATCAGCGTTGAAAATGCGGTAATCTTTTGCTGTTGCGTACACGATTGTCTGCATCAGCCCGGTGCCAGCCCAATAGCCAGCAACTTGGCAGATGTGGCTCCAATCAGGCTGTGAGGGCAGGGCAGCGCTACGCTTGCCGGACTTAGTATTAGCCGCAACACCCGACCATTTTGTTTTAAGCTCGATGCGGCGTGAGAAGTCTGGAAACCCGCTATAGGGCAAATCAAGCCCGTCTAATTGTGTGAGAATCTCTGTCTCGCCCGTGATTTGATTGATGCCTGCTAGGCTGTGAGCCTCGCGGATGCCATCGACAGCGTTCTTAATAACAAGGTCGTATTCATCACGATTGACAGACAGCTTGCGCTCATCCTTGCCATCATCCCAGCCTCTTGGCTCATATTCATCAAACAGGGCCATGCCATAGCGCACAACGGCATCAAAGCTATGACCGTCAAGCAAGTGCTGATTGACGCAATCCTGCACAATCCGCCCTGAAAGCATGTTTGCATTATCATTGTCTAAAAACTGGATAGTTTGCTTGGCAATAATTTTATCGCCATCAGCCTCGCCCTTTAAAACTTTCCAAGCCGCATTTTTGCGAGGGCGCAAAACACACTTATCAAAAAGCGTGGCGCATAAAGGGCGCGAAGGGTTGCTGTGATGCAAATAATGTTTTTTCGTTGCCCACGAAATATCTTTTGGCGCTAGCATAAAAAAACCTCCCAGTAAGAATCACTGAGAGGAGATTAAGAAGCTAGACTTTAAATGTCAAGCGGGTATGTTTTAAAAGTCTGCAACACCATCAACAAAAGCGACATCACGCAAGTCTGGGCGTAGTATAACTGCCAGCACAGGCGTGGCCCATTCGAGTTCTAAGCCTCTATAGATGCTGTTACCATCGTAAAAAACTTGTTTCGCAATCGTATAAAGACCGCCCGGCTCTGGAAATAAAATGCCTTGTGTAAATGTTTTCATTACCCCGCCTATGTTTTGAGGTTCTTTAAACTTAACCCAAGAGGGATACTGATAACATTCTTTATCAATATAGTTCCCTTCGATAGGCGCTAATCTAATCGTTTCCAAGGCGTTATGATAATGAGAAAACGGCCCAACAAAATCTTTTTCAGCAGTCCATGTTACAGCGCCAGTGCCAGCTTGGTGGAATGAGCTTAGATAAGCATAGCCTAATTTATTTGTTTCTAAAGATAACTCAAAAGTATTTACGCTAACTATGTTGTTGTCTGCATCATTTGTTAAATGAATCTTACCCACGATTTTCACAGGGTCTGATTTGTATGATATTTGGTGCGGTATACAGCCAAGGATTTCGGCATAATCCTCTGCATCTCGCAAGGTCATAGGCACCTTTTCATGTATGTGCCTAGACAGAGTTTCAGGCGTCACCCCTTTGCGCTCGGCAACTACTTTCTTTTGCAAGCCAGCAGCCCGGATCATTTTATCTAGATTATTGTTCATAATAATCATGTTACATACCCTGTCATTTTGTGTCACTTAAAAATATAAGTAAGTGGGTTGCCATAAGATGTCAACTATATTACTTAAAATAGCATGACACTTGATGACTTCAGAAAAAATCAGGGCTGGTCGTACAGCAAACTAGCTGACGCTGTAGGAGCGAGCCACGCAACAATAGCCCGGCGATGGTGCTTACCCGCTGGGAATGTGCAGCGCAAAATCCCTCATCCAACATATATGAGCCGCATTGTGACCCTGACTGACGGGCTGGTTCAGCCCAACAGCTTTTATGATGTATCGCCGGATGACTGAGGACGAGCTACAAGCGCATGTTGTGCAATGGCTTGATGCGGCGCTGCCTGCGGGGTCGGTGGTTCATCACTCTCCAAATGAGGGCAAACGCCATGTTGCTTATAAGGTAAGGCTTAAAAAGCTGGGCATGGCGGCTGGCTGGCCTGATTTAGAAATATTTGTCCCTGACACTGGCTGGCTAGATATTGAGGCTAAAGGCCCAATAATGTTTGAGCTAAAGCGCCCCAAAGGCGGCAGCCTATCGCCAAATCAAAAAGATATACAAGAACGGTTGCGCTGTTGCGGCGTGTACTGCGTCACAGCAAAGCGTCTAGCGCAGGTTGAGGCGTATCTAAAGCCGTTGCTGGCTTTGCGCGATACAGGCCGAGCTAACCTAGTGCGCCAGCTATGTGAGGCGCAAGGTGGTTGATTACATGAAAATCAGCCGCGAATGTGGCATTTGGGAGACGGTTGCTGAATGTGAGGGCTGTAATGGCTCTGGGAGCCGCGACCAAGACTATCACGTTATAGACCATGACCATGGCGGTTATATCGGCACCCGGTTTGCTGATTGCTCAGACTGCGAGGGCAGTGGCTGGCGGCACCTGACAGAAGCAGAAGAGGAGCAGCTACATGCTTTGCCCTGCCTGCAATAACCGCACAATCGTGAAGGACAGCCGCCCTTATAAGAAGTCCATAAGGCGCAGGCGCTTTTGTGAACGCTGTGAATCATCATTTAGCACTGTAGAGCAATTAGCCCGGCTGTCCCGTGGCAAGACTATTAGCAAGAAAGCAGCGCCTGCTAAAGCGCCGAAGAAAACCCCGCCCAAGAAGTCAGACCAAGATTTAATCTGGGATGACCTGACTGATGACGAGCTAGAGATTGCGATATTTGAGGGCAGGGTGTCGCTCGATGACTGAGAAAACAAGACATAAGGATGATTGGTATCCCACGCCGCCAGACGCTACAGAAGCGCTTTTATCTGTAGAGCAGTTTGATAGCACGATTTGGGAGCCTGCCTGCGGTGACGGGGCTATTACAACTGTTTTACAGCAACTTGGATATGCTGTGCATAGCTCTGACTTAAATGATTATGGCTTTGGTCATACAGGTGTTGATTTCTTGATGGAGCAGAAGGCTAGCGCTGCAACCATCATAACTAACCCGCCTTATAAATTAGCAAATGAATTTGTGCTGAAGGCTGTTGAGCTTGGCATTGAGAAACATGCTTGGCTGCTACGGTTGCCATTTTTAGAAGGGCAGGCACGGTATGAAAAGATTTTTAGCAAATATCCGCCAGCCAGAGTGCATGTGTTTAGCAAGCGCCTGACTATCTGGCGAGGTGATGAGGATCAGGCTTGGTACGGCACAACAGGCAAAACAGCCTATGCTTGGTTTGTTTGGGACAGAGACTACACCGGGCCGACAACGGTGGACTGGCTATGACAGAGCAGCAAGCCATGCAGATAGCTCGTGATGAATATGCCCGGCTAATAACTGATGGCATGGGCATCTTTCGCATTGCAGAG